GTTCTATCAGTATCTGACCGAACACGGTGGCAAAAAGTTCGTGGCTGGTGATTACAAAATGTTCGACCAACGATTCCATCCACTATTCCATCGGAAATCATACGAACTTTGTCTGCGACTTCTGGGAGATGTTGGAAATTCTCCAGAGGCGGATCGCGCTTTTATTGCCGGAGAGATCGAAAGTCCATTCGTAATTGGTGGCTATAAGATCTGGCCTAAACATTACCACATGAGTGGATGTTTATTTACATCGATCGTTAATTCGATCCAAAATGAAGCTTATCTCCGGTACGCCTTCACCAGACTGAATCCCCGGAAAATTTTCGAAGATTATATTAGGTGTAAAGTGATGGGCGACGACCATGTTTTGTGTGTTCGGGAAGGATGTGACTTTTCTGGCAGAGATTTGAAGAAAGCCCTAGTTGAATTGGGGCAAGAATACACCTCTGATGATAAAGACAATCCGGATCCTGGCACTTACCGACCGTTTGAAGAGATCACCTATTTGGGTGCCTATCCAGTTCGGCTAGAGAACAAATGGGTCGGAGCTCTAAAGAAGTCCGTTATTAAGCAATCAATCTGCTGGACTCGGAATAAGAATGCTACTTTGGACAGCGAACTTCGAGCTATGCTCGAAATTTCAGCTCTTAACGGCAGTGACTTTTTCCACGAGGTCAAAGGTGCGATTGAGAACTACTATCGGACTAAAATGGGCTTCACTCCGCAAACAATGGCTCTTCCGGAATTTGAAGAGTGTATTTACAAAGTGCCCCGCAGAGTTGCTGGGTCCGATGAAAATTTTTATAGATTTATCGGACAGACCAACGTTGAAATCGTTGGCCAGGGTTTGGTGCAGAGCACGAACAACACCTATAATGTCGGTGATGTTGCCGGGAATGTTCCGATCGAAACGAAAGGAGGCGATGCCACCCAAAGTAACGACCTGAAAGCTGATGTTTCAGTGATTCCAATGGACAAACCACCGATCGTCGGTGGAGCTGTGCCGGTCGCATTGATGTACCCTAGTTTAGCGAAAACTGCTGGGGTTGAAATGGTCAATGCTTTGCAGCTCAATCCAACCCAGTTATACCGGCGAGGAGACGAACATTTCTCAGCCGAAGAAGCCAGCATCGATTTTCTGCTTCAACAGAGAGTTCCAATAGCTCGCTTTGAATGGAATACGACTGATTCAGCTGGAAAACAACTGATGCGGATCAATTTGAATTCGCTATTATCAACTGTGGATCCTGCTGTGCCGAACACCATCAACCCGTCTGGGAATCCAGTAACCGCTATTTTGAATTTATTTCAATTCTGGAAGGCAGATGTGGACTTGGAGTTAGTCGCTGTGCGAACTCATTTCCACTCTGGACGATTGCGAGTTGCCGTCGGGTACGGTACCGAGAGCGTCGCTGCTGGAGATGAATCTTTGTATTTCAACGAAGTGCTGGATTTTAATAACGAAACGTCGGTTGGGAAGGTTTTGATACCTTATAATGCTGCCACTACCGTCCTGCGAACCATTGATTATGATATCACTAACGCCACTGCATCTGCAGTTGTGTCAGATCCGATTCAGGACTATTCGATGGGCGACGTTTGTATTACTGTTGTAAATAAACTAGTAGCA